CTTAAAGGAGATTGCTATGCCTAACGTCGGTGGAAGAAAATATTCTTACAGTAAGAAGGGAATGGCAGCCGCGAAGAAAGCCTCAAAGAAATCAGGCAAGAAAATGACTAAGAAAAAGAAGAAGTCTTACTAATGGCTAAGAAAGCTGGACTATACGCCAATATTCACGCAAAACGTGAAAGAATCAAACGCCAGAAAGCAGCAGGTAAAAAGCCAGAGAAAATGCGTAAAGTAGGATCGAAGGGCGCTCCTACGTCTAAAGCATTTAAGCAAAGCGCAAAGACTGCGAAGAAGGCAAAGAAAAGTGGCGGAAACAAAAAGTAAAAAAGATCCGCGCCTAAAAAGTGCCGGCGTCTCGGGTTTCAATAAACCTAAACGCACACCTAGCCACCCAAAGAAATCACACGTTGTGGTGGCCAAGGAAGGCGATAAGGTAAAAACGATTAGGTTTGGCCAACAGGGCAAGACCGGAGACAAGAAGATGACCAAGCGCGCCAAGTCGTTTAAGGCAAGGCACGCTAAAAACATTGCCAAGGGCAAAATGTCGGCAGCGTTTTGGGCGAATAAGGTGAAGTGGTAATGAATATACGTGAAAAATATTACTTTATTACTGGAGACAAAGAGGGCGCGTATAGCCCGAGCGAGGCCGATCAAGAAGGTTTTAAGTACAGCGAAGACACGTTGCAGCGAGCTATTGATATTTACGAAAACACAACAACAGGAACAGATGATAAACCGTTTTTTAGAGATCAACTAAAAGGCTTTGGCCCACGGGCAGGAGCTACTTTAGGGCAGATGTACCCCATGTCCCGTGAGGCAGGTATGAACGAAATGGACATCCAGATAGAAAAAGCCAAGGGCGCATTTGGCGAAGAATTTAAACCTATGGATCTTCTCAAAGCATTAGCATCAGGCAGCACTGAAGCTTTTCAACTTCCTTCTAGACGTGTGGGCGCTATGCAGGGCTTACTTAACTTTTTTATGGATAGATAAATGGGTATACTTGATTTTTTTTCAAAACAAGCTGGTCAAGATAGATCGAGAAAATTAAATAAGTCTATAAGCAATCTTATTCCGCCAAATCTTAGACCACTTGGTAACTTTTTGGGAGAAATGAGCCCAACGTCGCAGCTTGGCGTTTCGAGCGCAGGTCTTAAAGGTGCGCTTGACAGCGATGCATCTGTATCTGATCGAGTAGGAAGCGTCGGCCAATTTTTATCTGGTGCGGCAGGAGTGGCAGCGCCGATGCTTGTAGCTTCAAAAGCAGGAATGGCTGCATCTCAAGCTATTCAAGAAGGTTTACTTGGCGCATCTGTAGCAGGAAGATCCGCAGACCCAAAGACTATAGGAGAAGCTGCCGCTAAAACGTACAAAGTTGGTCAGCTTTTGCGGAGTCCCGACGGATTTAAGGGCGCAGCAGGTAAACCTGATGCTGTGTTGCTGCCAAACCAAGGAAAGTTTGCAGCGATGCCAATCGGGCCTATTGAGGAAGCTGCATTGTCTTACATGAAAAAAAGGGGAATGGACACATCGAAATTTACAGAGTATCCGCCGTTTAGCGAAGAGCGTGCAAAATTTATTGCTGCGGCCTACGATATGATGTCACACTCTCCGCAAAATAAAGAGGTTAAGAGGGCATACGATGCTATGATCCAAGAAACTATGGATCAGTACAATTCTTTAAAAAATAGTGGAATAGATTTTACTTTTATGAAGGAGGGTATGGATGATCCTTATGCAGCATCTCCTGCCTTGGGTTATCAGGATTTAGTGGAAAAAGGTAATTTGTACGTTTTCCCAACTGATTTTGGTTTTGGCACATCTGCTTCATTTGACCCTAAAACTAATCCACTATTAACAAAAGTGGGCAAAGTGGGGGATAAAGAAGACGCGGTTGCAAATGATGCGTTTAGAGCAGTCCACGATGTATTTGGGCATTTTGGCTCTGGAAATCCATTTTTTAGGCATAAAGGTGAAGAAAGAGCGTTTTTAGAGCATAGCAGGATGTATTCCCCAGAAGCTCAAGGCGCTATGACTTCTGAAACTCGCGGCCAAAACAGTTGGTTAAATTTTGGCCCATACGGAGCTGCAAACAGAACTGCCAGTACTCCTGACACAATTTTTGCGGATCAAAAAAGCGGTTTGATGCCTGAGTTTACTTTTAAACCAGAAGGTATGCCAGATCCTGATATGTCTAAAGATTTACTTGAATACATGAAAAGATTTAAAAATTGATTATAGGCGGCATAAAACACCGGCCATTTGGCGCTTGGGCAGATGAGGAAGATAAGTTAGAATCTGAAGCTGAAGAGATCAGGAAGAAAGAAAAATTAAACCCTTCTCAATCAACGCAATACGACGTAAGAGGTAAAACATGGACTACGAAGTAAATAAAATAGCGCAAGAGCTTGAGCAAGAAATAAGCCCTGACGTCATGCCAGACGAAGAGCTACAAGGGATTGTCGGTAAAGAGATTGACGACGCAATCGACTTTATCGACAATCACATTTCGCCAATAAGGGCGGCAGCTACTCAATACTACCGAGGCGAGCCGTTTGGTAATGAGGAAGACGGGCGCAGCCAAGTCGTATCAATGGATGTCCGTGATACTGTGCAGGCAATCATGCCATCACTGATGCGTATTTTTCACGGCAGCGACAAAACCGTTGAGTATGTTCCGCAAGGCCCAGAGGACGTTGCCGCAGCTAAGCAAGCAACCGATTACGTTAATTATATTATAAACCGAGATAATAACGGTTTCTTGGAAATGCACGCTGCTTTTATGGATGCACTTGTTCGTAAAGTCGGAATATTAAAAGTTTACTGGGACGACCAAACAAAATTTGAAACTATAGATTATTCTGGGGTAGATGATAACGCACTTGCATCATTAATGTCAGAGGATGCAGTTGAAGTAGAAATTGTAGCGTCTGAGCCTGTGGGTGAGCCAATGCAAGACCCTCTTACTGGCGAGGATATGCCAGTGCCAATGATGCACGCCGTCAGAGCGACATACACGCATCCGGATGGCCGCGTTAAGCTAGAGGCTGTGCCTCCGGAAGAGTTCTTAATTTCACGTCAATCAAAATCTGTTGATCAGGCTGACTACGTCGCCCACCGCCGCATTGTAACCGTGTCAGAGCTCGTGGCAATGGGATATGACTACGACGAGGTATCTGACTTAGGCGCGTCATACGATGACATGGATACCAACGTAGAGCGTTACACACGCAACAAGGCTCTAACAAATGAGATGAACGAGCGTCACGACCCTGCAATGAAAAAAGTGTTATACGTCGAGAACTATATTAAAGTTGATTACGACGGCGATGGAATTGCCGAGCTTCGTAAAGTGTGTACCGCAGGAGACGGCAAAAAGATCTTAATGAACGAGCCTTGTAGTATGGCTCCGTTTTCTACGTTATGTCCAGACCCAGAGCCGCATGATTTTTTTGGGATGTCAGTTGCTGATACAGTAATGGACGTGCAAAGAATTAAATCCTCTATTATGCGTAATACGCTAGACAGTTTAAGCATGTCCATCCACCCACGGGTAGCAGTTGTCGAGGGTATGGTTAATATCGATGACGCAATGTCTACAGAAGTAGGGTCAATTATACGTCAGAGGGCCGCAGGACAAATTACGCCACTTAGTATGCCATTTGTAGGTCAGGCAGCTTTTCCTGTTTTAAAGTATATGGACGAAATAAAAGAATCTAGAACGGGAATATCTAAAGCATCCCAAGGTCTAGACGCAAATGCCTTGCAATCTAGCACAGCTACAGCCGTAGCGGCCACCGTAAGCGCCGCTCAGCAACATATTGAGATGATTGCTCGTATCTTTGCTGAAACAGGGATAAAGCGCATGTACGAGCTTGTGCTGCATCTGGTTACTACCCACCAAGACCGTGAGCGCATGATTAAGCTTAATAATAATTTTGTGCCAATAGATCCGCGTGTGTGGAATAGTGACATGGACGTTACGGTAAATGTCGCCCTTGGGCGTGGATCTGACACTGAACGCATGTTGATGTTACGTCAGATTGCAGAAATGCAAAAAGATGCAATGCAAACAATGGGTCCAGTTAACCCACTTACCGATATACAGAAACTTTCTAATACGTTAAAATCTATGACAGAAGTAGCAGGGTTTAAGGATACTTCTCAGTTTTGGAGCGATCCAACGCAATTTAAACCGCCACCCAAAAAAGATAAGCCAGATATTAACGAGCAACTTATCCAAGTGCAGATACAGCAAATACAAGCAGATATTCAAAAGAAAGCTGCTGAGCTACAAATGCAGCGTGAGAAATTTACTCTTGAAGATGACCGCAAGCGTGACGAGCTAGATGCAGAGCTATTTGTAAAGGCCGAGGAACTGAAGGCAAAGTACGGTACGCAGCTTAATGTAGAGAATATTAGGGCGGAATTAGGGATCAACAGGGAAGTTATGAAGGCGCAGGCCGAAATAATTAAAGAGTCTACTCGTGAAAACTAAGCAGCAAATTATAGATGACGGTAGAGAGGCAGACCGTTTACTTAAAGATACAGATCTCAGAAGATTTTTAAATGAGATCGAGCAAGATTGTTGGTTTGAGTTTAAGTTAACTGAGGCCAGTGATAGTAATAGCCGTGAGGCTATTTACATGAAATTACGCGGCGTCGAATTGGTTCGCCAATCGCTGCGTGCAATGGTAGATAACGGGGCTATTGAAATTAAAGCAAAATAGTCCATAATATGGAGTTAATGAGATGGCAGAAAACAGCAACCCACAAGGGACTGACCTGTACAGTGCTCAAAATGCAATCAAAGCCATGCTTGCGCCTGAAGAGGATAACGCTGCGGCAAATGATGCGCTTGAGGTCGAAACCACTGAAGTAGTGGAGGAGGCTGAAGCCTCTGAAGAGATGGAGGCAACTGAGGAAGTAGATAATTCAGTTGTCGAAGGATCTGAGGAGGAGCTCGAAGTTGAAGAAGATGCAGAAAGTTCGGAAGACGAATCCTTCGATATACTAGGGGCCATA